AACTATCTATGTATTCACTGGATGAACCTTGTCTGCCTATCGCCTCGGTAATGCAGTTGTGAATTATTACAGGTTGCCCACTTCCATCCTCTCTTGCCCTTGCTGGTATTGTCGGGCAGTTACCATCTTCAATCTCCCTGAACCCTCTGCCATCTTCATGGGTTCGCCAAGTGCCGATACGAATAAAATCATCGTCCATTCGGTTACCTGCCTTAGTTGTTATTGAGTTCGCTATTTTATTGCCATCAGTCGGATTATACTTAAATCCATTGCCATTTTCTTTTTGTTTATCACTATTGCTTTCTAAGTAATTTATCATTCGTTCACTCAAAAAATACTTCTCATCAACATCATCCTCCAAAACATCTTTCAGGCTTTTGGTTAATCGTTCTTCTTTGGGAAACCTAAAATTATTATCTCGGTCATCACGAATGCCAATCAAAAAAACTCGTTCCCGATTTTGCGGAACTCCATAGTCCTTTGCATTCAGAACTGACCAATACAAATGATATGGCACACTATCCTCAAATGAAAATATAAGCGGACTACCATTAACAGACTTGCCCCCAAGAAGTGCAACCCATTCAGCAAAAGTATTTCCGTTGTCATCCGATAGCAATCCTTTTACATTTTCAAATATAAAGTACCTCGGTTTATTGACTTTAATAAACTCCAATGAATTAAAAAACAATATGCCTCGTTTATCATTTTTACCAAGTCGCTTCCCGGCTAAACTAAACGCTTGACAAGGTGGCGAAGTCATATAAATATCCAAACTTTCAGCAGGAATATCTCGCTCATAAACATTTGTCGGATAGTATTCAGGTTCGCCATAATTATGAATAAATGTGCTTCGTGCGTACTTATCCATATCACAAGCAAATAACTCTTTATATTCAATACCAAGTCGCTTTAATGCTTGGTTAAATGCACCTACTCCCGAGAAGTCACTTCCTACTTTTATCATATTACTTTATGTTTCACAAAATCCATTAATCTTTGCCACGCCTCGATTGTATCAGGGTCGCCTATATCCAAGCGATTACAAGCCTCCTGATATGCGTGTCGTATCGTGCTTTGGTCTTTGCCCCCAAACACCAATCCAATCATATTGAAGTCATAGTGTGGATAGTTCTCGACAAAGTATTTGACCAGCACGAACCTAACATTGACCGCATCGTATCGCTGTGAACTGATGACATCCTCCATCGTCATTTTGCGTTCAGGAATCCGCACAACCTCGTATTGTCTCGTTGTGCGTTTAGTTACATCAAACGACCTGATAAAGCCGTTGAACATATCGAGTTGAATCGTTGGCGGTGGTATCTCTTCCATCTTGCTCAGAAGCCATTGGTCTACGGTGGCTTGTCCGTACAATTTTACGCAGATTTGGTAAGTGGTCATTAGAATAAACTGATTTGAACTGATGGTGTGTAACTTGAATCGTACCGCTTGTTTTCTCCTTTTGGGTATGGAAGTATTTCGTATGGCAACATTTGTTTCATTTTTTTACATTCTGTCTTGTTTCCAACAAACATAAAGTATCTATGCTTTCTTGGTCGTTCAATTTCAATCAAATTATCGCCAAATTTATCTTTTAACCATTGCAATCTGTTATCTTGTCCTCTGGATAAATCGTGAATTGTTGCGTGGTGCATATTCTCCATCCCCTTTACTTTCCACTCCTTAAATTTCGCAGACAATCCAGTATAAATCCAGTTTGTTGCCTGATAAATATATCCGTGATGATTTTGAGATGTATCTGCATAACTTGCAATAACCATAGGCGTTGGAAGTTTTTTTAATGATTGACCTACTAAAAAAGACAAGGTGTTTTTTTCAAGTCCTTCATTAATTACAAGTCTATTTAGTTCCATTAATTTATACTTGCCACCCCACAAATTTCTTAATGTGCTTGATACTGGTGTTCCATATGTTACAATGCCCTGAATAATTAATCTATCGTCAAATAATCCAAAAGCATATTCAATCGGGGGGATTCTCTTTGCATAATGTTTATGCAATAACCATTCCTTGCATTGCCAACTTTCAATATGGCGGACTGAATATTTCTCTTTTATACTCATTTTACGCAGATTTGGTAAGTGGTCATTTGCTCAAAATAAATTAATCTGTTGTCCTTTGATTGCTTGTTTCGGGTCGGGTGTGCCATGTTTTTTCAGGAACTCGTTGAAGCGGTTATTACCTTGTTCAAAATACTCCGGGTCAAGTTCGCATCCGGTAAAGTCCAGTCCTGCCTTGTATGCTGATATACGGGAGGATTGACTGCCCATGTGAGTGTCGAGGATTGTGTCGTTTGATTTTGCGTAGTTGCGGAATATCCAGTCGTATAGGGCTACGGGTTTTTGAGTGGGGTGGATGCGGTGTTCTTTTGCATTTACTGCCCCAAATCCAACCCATGAATAATTAAAGAATTTTAATGCCCTGTTAAATGATGTAAAGGCTAATTCGCAATCTGAAAAGTCAGAGTTTGGGTTTTGACCCTTTTTATACCATGAAATCCATCCCATACTACCTGTTAAATATTGTGGAAAATAGTTTGCTCCCCAAATAATTTGATTTTTACTAACCCTGAACAATTCAATAAAATATTCATATTGTGGTATATTATTATCCCATTCATTATTTCCAGAATATATCTTTGGTTTTGCATTTTTCCATTTATTTGTACTTCTTGCTCTTGAAAGTGCTTTTTTTGCAGTTTCCCCAATACCATAGGGCGGGTCAACCACAGCCAAGTCAAACGCCTTGTCTGGCAACCCTCGCATAAACTCCATGCAGTCGATTAGGTGTACTTCGCTTCTCATTTGCTCAAAGTTATCTCAATACCAAGTTTTCTAAATATGTTCAACATCCTGAACACGGGCAGTTGGGTCTTGCCCTGTTCAAGTCGCTGGTATGCCAACAAATTCATGTTGAGCATTTCAGCCATGTCGGTTTGCTTATACCCCCTTTCGGCTCGGGTGGTGCGGATTAGGTGGATGATGTCGAATTGTGTCATTTGTTTTTATCTTTAGTAGTCAGGACAAGATTCGAACTTGTAATCAAGGTATCTCACCTATACGGGGTACATTGCCCTACCGTGCGTCTACCAATTCCGCCACCTGACTATTTGCCCGTCTATTCCAGGCTGTCACCTTGATTGATAACTGTAGGCTAAGGTGTCCGCACTTCCATTAGTGTATGCGATAGGAAAGCTTTAAATCACATAACGAGAGTTCTATATATTTCACTCACAATTTATTGTTTACTTCAACGCATCCAGGCTAACTTTGTTCCAATTCCGCCACCTGACTATTTATCTACCACCCATCATTAGCCTGAACAGGTCGACATTCACCACACCGCCCCATATCGTCAATATCTTCGGTCTCCCAAACCAATTCGCACTCTCCACAAGTGCATTCGGGTAAATTCGGTTCGCCATAGTCCACATTGGGGTCTGGCTGTTTCGGGTAGTTGTTGTCAAGGTTTTGCATATCCATATTCTTTTTTAATCTGCTCAAGTTCATTTATCGTGCCTTTGCCTGCGATGCTTTTCAGTTCTGGAATAAATCGCAGTTCTTCCAAGTCAAACGCAATTAGGTCATACAATGTTACAAGGTTCAGGTCGTTTATTATCCGCTTTGCCCTGCTCGACAGCAAAACGCTATCGAGCAGGACTTTTTTCTGGAGACGAACGATTACAGCCTTGTTGTGTCGGTGTATTTCGTAACTGGTCATAGATTAAAATGGCAGGTCTGAACCGGTTGAACTTGTTGATTGTGTCGGCTCAATTGGTGCAGGTGGTGTCGCTTTGACCTTGACCTCAACTTTCCAGATTGACAAGGTATTGAACACCTTTACCACATCGTACTGCCCCGACCATTCCCGACCACGCAGGTTGATTTCGAATGACACGATGTCGTTCGGATTTAAGCCGTCCAGAAGACCGACTTTATCGCCCTGTGCTTCGAGACCGATGACTTGCGGGTACTTGCTGTCTCCATCAATCTCAACATGGATTTCTCTTTTTTGAAATCCCTTTTCACCTACCGTCTGAGTCGGCAGGACTCTGATTACTTTTCCTTGAATATTCATAAAAATTAAAATGTTACTTGTTGATGATACTTTTCAAACTTCGCCCAGAACTTAATCAGGGCGTCCATGATGGCTTTCAATTCCTCAATGATTTCGTTCCGCTCGACTCTGTAAATGTATAACGGCTTCGGTGCAAATCGTGGGTCGTAACTGATGAAATCCAACCACTGCAACTTCTCATTGACCAAAAAGTATTGGTACACCTGCCACTTATGCTCGTTCGGTAGTCCACCCATCCGAATCGTGCGTACATGCGTCTTGGTGCTTGGGCATTTAACCTCGACCGCACCGATGTGGTCTGCTGTGAGTCCATCTGGGGACATTCCCAACCAATCGAACTCATCATGAATGCAGAACGCCACATCGATTAATTCTATGCCGGTCTGTGCCGTGTATTTCGCCTTTGCCTCGGGTTCTTGTTCTGTCCCCCACTTCATTGCCTCGGACTCGTAATTGTTTTCCAGAGCGTCCCATAGGTGGTCGTCAAAACATTCCCGCTCGGCTATAAGTGCGTCCACTACGGGCAAGTTGTCCGACTTCATGATGTCTTTGGTTCGGCTGGATGTTATCCGCCCGATACGCAAGGCGTGCCACTCACGACTGCCCTGCTGTGTGTTGTCAATTACTTTCATTTTCTATTTGGTTTTTGCGTGAATCCTTATACGATAACATTGCCGATTTTGTTTCAGCATCAAAACTTTGCCACAAAGCGACCAGAGATGGCATATC